GGTGAAGTGACGCTCTCTGTTTGTTTCTTCGTTTATCGACTCCTCAAGCTTTTGATAGCCATCTCTGAGTTCCTTTGCTCTAAATTGAGCGTCTTCAATTCTATTTACACGAAACGATTCTTCTATATCTTGGCTACATGTTGGGCATACCGTATTGTCTGTGAAAAACTTATGTTCTTTTGTAACTCTCGATACTTTATTAGATATCTTTTGTTTTAAAGATCCTAATGTTTGTAAGCGTTTTGGAGAATCTTCAACAGTTTTTAATTGTGTGTGAACGCTAGTTAAAGAACTATTTAATATTTCATTTTTCTTTAATAATTGATCGATATCTAAAGCAACTGTATTGATTTTTGTTTCTTTTTCTTTGATAGAATCTTTACCTCTTTTATCCAACTCATCAATAAACTCTTCTTGCATCTTAACCTTATCATTAAGATTACTTTTTTTCAATTCTAAAGTTCTTACATTATCTCTATTGTCTCTTAGTTTTTCTTTAACAAGACCATTCATAGCTGAGAAAACTTTAATATCTAATAGATCTTCTATAACTTCTCTACGATGAGGAGCACTCAATTGCATGAATGGTACGAAGTTACTACTACCAAGAATAACAATTTGAGTAAATGATTTAAAGTTTAATTTCAGAATCTGATCTTCAAGAATCTTTTGATTAATTCTATCGTCAGCTTCTTTATTCCTCATCTCACCATCAATTTCTATATCAAACATATTAGGTTTGATACCACGGCGAACAAGATATTTTTTAGATCCAACAGAAAAATCAATCTCTACAATAGTTCCTTTCTCGTTAGAAGTATTAATTAATTGTGATTTTGTGATCTTACGATATGGTTTATTAAACAGCACAAAACACAATGCATCTAGCACTGTAGATTTACCTGCTCCATTGGATCCAACTATAAGAGTAGTCCCTGTAGCATCTAATTCCATTTCTGTCCATTGATCTCCTGTAGACAGAAAGTTTTTCCATCTAATCTTTTTGAACAGAATCATCTTGCTTTGGGGGGATCACGAAATCGTTAGGAGTTATCACTGCGTACTTATAATTATACACCTCACACGCTTTTATTGCAACCTCTTCCTCCACTTCTATAACCTCCATACCAATATCCTCGTCATTTGCTAGCTGCATACAATATCTATTAGCATCATCCTCTTGTTCAAATAAGAGTAGGACTTTATCATTAGCAATATCTTTTACTGCATAAGCACCTTCTCGCCTACCTTCTTCAGTAAGCAACCACATTACTCCACCTCGCAAGCACTGCTGTAAAGTTTATTGAGGAGTTTCTTAACTCGGTCTTTATCAAGATCAATCTCCGATTCTTCTACAAATCTATTTAACAAACTAATAGTATTTTCTTCCTTCTCGTCTATATCCTCACCCATAATATATCCATGATTCCAATCTATATTTTCAATAACCTTTAAGTCTTCTACACCTGCTTGATTAATCTTATCAATAAACTTTTCAAAGTCTTTTGGTTTAGATTTTTTATCTACAATAACTTTTACTATTTTACCATTAAGCTCAGTAGCATTAAATGTTTGATAGGGTGTATCATTATAATAAATCTTATAAAACATTCTATGTGGATTATCTATTGACTTATGCTCTAAGGTATCCGTATCTAGAATATTAAATCCACGCTTATCTTCACAATCATTCCAGAACATCTCATAAGGATTACCTAAGTAATAAACTCGACCATCATTAGATCTTGTATGATAGTGTCCAGTATATACTTTCTCAAACTTATCAAAAATATCTTTGTCACCACTTGCTCCATGCTCTTGTGTAAATCCAGCATATACCTGATATCCATTAAGTTCTAAATGCCCAAAACATGCTCTAGCTTTACTTGATTTAATTTTTCTTTTTATCTTTGCTCTGTTATCATCATTCATCCAACCTATAAAGAGGCACTTTGTATCACCAATCGTATACTCCGCATAGTCTCTAACAAGAACCATATTAGAATACTCTCGTAGTAATAACTCAATTGAATTAACTGAGTTACTGTTTTTGTAGTAGGCAGTATGATTACCCACGATAGTGTACACAGTAATCCCCATATCACGGAGACGGTCAAAGTAATTCTTCTTAGCCCATTCCAAAGACCATAGATCAATCGACCTACGATTATCGAAAGTATCCCCCATATCGATGAGGGTTTTGATGCCTTCCCTTTCCAATGTGGGGAAAAAGATGTCTTCATAAAATTTTTGAAAATACTCGTGGAAGATACGACTACCCTTCCTCATACCAAAATGTTGGTCAGTAATGACTCCTACTTTCATACCAAATCGTCAATAGTAAATAATCTACGGAGTTCGAGGTCTGCATCTTTCATCGCTTCAATAGCACCTTCCTGCCTGTCCACGATGGTTACAACACGCTCAACAACATAACCAGCATCACGAAGTTTTTCTACTGCTTTAATAGCAGATCCACCTGTAGTAGTTACATCTTCTAACACAGTTACCTTAGTTCCTTCTGGAAACTCTGGTCCCTCTATCCAAGCACCTGTACCATGACCCTTAGGTTCTTTACGAACTATAAGAGCATCTACAAGTCTCATATCTAAAGCAGAGCAAACTGCCACACCTGATACTAAAGGATCAGCACCAAGAGTTAAACCTGCTACTACTGTAGTATCAATATGCTCCAGTAACATCATAGCAGCTAAAGTCAACCCACGCCCAGTTAGTGTGACAGGTTTACAATTGACATAGTGCTCAGACTTTTTTCCTGATGAAAGAGTGTAGTCACCTTTACGATAGCACTTCTCCTTTACCATCTTCAATAATTCTTCTTTCATTTCTTACTTGTGTTGCTTCGTGTTCTATTAATTATACTGATAAATTTATCACCAGCAAATGTACCACCTAGACACACATCAAGCTCATCTCCATCTTTCCAATTCAAATCACCATTCATTTTAGTGTGTTGCATTGCAACTTGAATTTTGTCAATTACTGCTTGAGTTAACATCATCTGTTAGAATTCCTGTATTGAATGTTATCTTTAATAGTATTATAGTCGGAAGATGATCCACCTGCACCCTCTTCTACAACCATAACCTGATCATATCCAGTGCGTTCTATAATTTTAGTCTTTATCTCCAGTTGTTTCTTTTCCTTCTGTATGCGTCTCAGGAAGGCGTAATAGATTATCTGGGTAAAGTAAGCAAATGGATTATTAGACTTAGCAGGATCGAAGTTGTGTATGTATTGTACACAGTTTTCGATGCCGTCCCCAATCATATCCTCTCTAAACATATAGTTTACAAAGTTTGGTTTGTATGATAGGTGTGTTGCAATCTTTAAAAAACATTCCCCAAGATAGTTACTAATAGGAGGTGGGGTAGTACCCTTTTCCTTTGCAATAGCAACCTTCTTTCTGTAGACGACCATTGCCTCAAGAAGTTCTTTATTATTTACATAATGGTCTGATCTTTTTCTTGGCATTTGATCTCCTTTCTGTAGGTATTATAACACAGCTTGACAGGAGTAGCAATTCCATGTACAATTACCCTTGTGAGGGTTCAGGGAAACAATATATCTATACAGTAGTACTTATCCCAGTAGATTCTAAATTAAATATATCCTCTAATGATATTTTAACTTGATCTACATTACCCATATATCCCATCTTTTCACTTAACTTTACTCTAGTAGCATTGTTATTTTTTCTGTTATAATTATAATGTTCATATGCCTGAACCATTTCATGATCTGGTTCTAGTTCAGTCATAGTAATAATTTTATCAAATCCTATCTTTTGTATTTCCCCCTCGCCAATCGTGATCCAAGGAACCAATCTAACCATAGTATGATTTCCTTTATGTGTTAATTCAACCTTTAATGAATCTGCTAAGTAGAAACAAGGTTCTACACCACTATCATCCATAGTGGTTAAAGCTATAACTTCTTCCCCAGATACTAATTTAAATACAAAATAAGAGTCTTCTTGTGTCATTTTTTCTCCTTCAAAGATACTTTAACTAAATCATAATTAAAATTTTCTTCATTGTATATTTTTATTCGTTCAATCAAATGATTCAAAGTATAGTTTCGTTTAGTATTAGTTGAGCAATCGTCTGCTATATCATACAGAGTTGCTTTGAATTTATTAGATCCCTTTCTTAGAACCCTTCCAATACTCTGTAGATTTCTGATCCTCGACTTCGATGGTGATGCAAAAATTACATTGTGTAAATTTTTTATGTTAATGCCTGTAGAGAATGTACCATAAGATGCAACGATAATTGCGTTGATCTCCCTTTCAGTAATTTCTCTTACCAACTCTCGCTGGTCAACATCAACTCCACCGTGAATAAAAAATACTTTACGGTCATCATTAATATTTATTAAATCATATAGTATTTGACCATGAGTTTCTACTCTGGTATAAAGTACTAAGGTATTACCTTTTAAATCTAACGCCAAATTTTTAATAAATTTATTTCTTTGCTCATGCTTAAACAAGTATTGTATTTCATCTTCATACAAATCAAATGCAATTGGAGGATGTTTTAATAAAATAATCTTAGCATTTAATTTTGCAAGATATCCTTTCTCCATCAACTCATGAGTCTTAATCGTCTTATATGATGGACCAAACAATCCTTCTAACACTAGTTTATGAGTCTGTGTACCATCCAATGTACCAGTAAAACCATAACGATACTTTGCTTGATGCAACTTAGTCATAATTTTTACGAGCGATGCCGACTTAAATTGATGAGCTTCGTCTCCTATTACAACTTCAAATCTTTCAAAATATATCTTAGGTAACTTATAGATAGATTGCCAAGTGGTAATAACAACAGGACATTCAGTTTCTTTTTCTTTACCAGCATATATTTTGTGGCAATATGTCTCAGAGTCCCATCCATAAGATTCAAAGTCCTTATACATCTGCTCTACCAGAGATGTCGTTGGAACAACTATCAATGTATTTTTCTGTTGCTCTGCGAAGTAACGAACTATTGAGTAAATCATCAAAGATTTGCCAGAGGCAGTGGGGCTTATCACTAGTCTTCTATTGTGTCTTAGAGCATCGTATACTCCCTCTATTTGATAATCTCTTGGAGGTGTCTTAGATATATGATTCATATAATCTTTAACACCCTCTAACGAAATCATTTCATTGATCTCAAAAGGAAGACCAAAGAATTTACTATCTTTAAAATGATATTGGTAATCATGCCTCTTACAAAAAGAAACTATCTTATCAAGTAATCCAACATATATCTCACCTGTCTGTAAATTAAATAAACGAATCTTACCATCCCAATGACGATTTCTATACTGGGGCATGAACTTAGCACCAGGTATCTCAAAGGTAAATTGATCAGACAACTCATGAGCTACATGAGGTTCTGAAACGATCTTTAAAAAGACTTCGTTCTTTTTAGTGATAGTAAGGTCGGACATTAGCCACTCAATTGTTGCCAATCAATAAT